ATTTACTTGAGGAAAAAGTAGAACTACTAACTGATTTAGTCAAGGAAGCATTGAGGAAATGAATGAAACCTGTAGCCAAAGTAGCGTCACCTGCTGCTATTGCTGTGCTCCGTCAAGCGACAGCGTTATATCCGAAGCGCAAGAAACTGTCAGACGGGTTGTTGCCTTCGTTAGCGCATCAGAAAGCCAGTCCGAATTCGGACCACAATACTGGGCTAGCAGTAGACTTGACCCACGACCCTGACAAAGGGGTTGACTGCGCTGTAATATTTGAGAAGTTAAAAGAAGATGAAAGGGTTTCCTATCTTATCTTCAATAAAAAAATATGGTCGCGTGATAAAGCTAAGTCTGGCAATCGTCCTTATCTCGGCAGTAATTCTCACGTCAAGCATCTTCATATTTCTATCAATGCTGATAAGGCTAATGACACTAGCCCTTGGTTCTGGTGGATGAATCAACCTAAGATTGTGAATCAGGTTATGGCTAAACTACAGCCACAGCCAAAAAAGAAAACAGTAGCACAGCCTGTCTGTACCTGCTGTAAGGTTCACAGTACAAAACGAAAGGCAATCTAAATGGAAGCACTAAAGCAAGTATCGCTCACATGGTTCCGTGCTGCAGCCTCAGCTGCAATCGCACTCTACCTCGCTGGAGAGACCAACTTTAAGACACTCGGAGCAGCAGCCCTCGCTGGGTTCCTCGGGCCTGTACTTAAGTGGCTTGACCCATCCGCTAAGGAGTTCGGCCGAGGCGCAGAGTAGCCTCTAGAATACCCTTTAAACGCCTTCTAAGGCTGTTTTAAGACACTAAACCCCCCAACCTAAGGTAATCACCTTGGGAAGGGGGGTCTTTTGTGTTTTCTACTGTCCGATAAGTAGATACATTACCCCTAGACAGCTTCTCCTCTGTCAGGTATAATCATATATATTATATATTAAATAATAATAAGACCCCGAAGGGGTCTGTATATAATATATATTAATTATATTATAATATATATAATTATATATAGCAAATTTTATTGAAAGGATTATATCCTGATGGGAGTATATCTCTCTGATGATTACCAAATACCAGGGCATGTATCATACTCAGCCCTGACTACATTCATAGACTGTGGTTATCTCTACTACCTCAGCCGATTACTACAGATACCTGAGAAGCCAGCAGTATGGAGCGCAGGTGGCTCGGCATTCCACAAGGCAACCGAGGAATGGGACAAACAACATGTTGAGTAAACAATTATGGGATGAGGCATGGAATGAGTACACGAAAGATGTCGACTTATCGACGCTTAGAGTTGGCGGCAGGGCTACGAAGGAGCATCCTAATAAGGAAGATGCCTCTTTCTGGGAAGTCAAAGGACCAGAGTGGGTACAATCGTATGTCCAATGGAGAGAGTTCAACAAGAACTGGAAGATTTGGAAGACGCCTGAAGGCGCTTCTGCGATTGAACTAGGTATCATACCTGAGTTTGCTGGAGTACCAGTGAAGATGGTTATCGATAGAGTCTTCGATGTTGATGGTCAGTTAGTTGTCGTCGACTTGAAGACATCACAACGCACGCCTGACTCAAGCTTACAGCTAGGGTTCTATCGTGCTGGGCTAAAGAAAATCTTTGGCATTGATGTAAACTATGGTACCTATTGGATGGCTCGTCAATCAGGTACCTCTGAGATGGTTGACTTGACTAAGTACTCAACCGATATGATTGATTACTTCGTAGAAAAATTTGACAAAGCACGTCGTGATGGTATATTCTTACCCAACACAAACAACTGTAATCGTTGCGGACTCACTGAGTTCTGTGCGTTTACTTCAAAGAAAGAGAAACAATGAACGAAGAATGGAAACTGCAAGTCTCGTATAAGACTGGCTCTGGTGATATGATTAACATCCGTGCCAATACTGCTGATGAACTTAGCGTGTTACTTGAAGGCATCGGTGACTACTCTACGCAGATTGCTGCTACTAACAAAAAGATAGCGCAGGCGTACACAGTACTCCCTTTATCGACTACAAGTTCCACTCCAAGCACAACGCCACCAGTCTCCTTACCACCCAGCCCAGTCTCGGAAGCATCAGGTACCGCAGCTCCAACCTGTAAGCATGGTGCAAGAATCTGGCGAAGTGGAACTAGCAAGACAACTGGTAAACCATACGCATTCTGGGCATGTCCTACCCCACAAGGTACACCTGACCAATGCAAGCCAGTAAACTAAATATAGGAAATCAAATGAGTCGTAGTCAGTTTGTCATGGGTTGGCTACGACTCTTATTAAAAAGGAATAAGCCTTGCGTACACTTGTCAGAAGCGTTGGTCGTCCAAGTATCGGCGGAGAACCATTGCCATCGTGCTTCAAAGCGTTTGAGTCAAACAAAATTGTCCTCAGGCGTAGCGAAGTGTCGATGTTTGCAGCAGCGCCAGGAGTAGGTAAGTCAACACTTGCCTTAGCTCTTGCGCTAAAGATGAAGGTTCCCACCCTATACATCAGCGCTGATACCAATGCACATACTATGGCTATGCGCTTAGCATCTATGATTTCGGGTAAGAATCAAACTGATGTTGAGCAATTATTGAATAGTGATTTAGGTTGGACAAGAGCGGTGCTAGCTAAGGCTAGCCACATTGTCTGGTCATTTGAATCAGCACCATCTCTACAAGATATCGATGAGGAAGTACAAGCCTTCGAAGAATTGTGGGGTTGCTCACCGCAACTGATTGTGGTAGATAACTTAATGGATGTAGCCACCGATGGTGGCGAAGAGTTCTCTTCAATGAGGGCTATCATGAAGGAGTTGAAGTATCTTGCTAGAGCTACGAACGCTGCGGTTTTGGTGTTACATCATACGAGTGAAGCGGTATCTGGAACTCCTTGTCAGCCTCGTTCCGCGATTCAGGGAAAGGTGGCTCAGCTCCCCGCACTCATTTGCACGCTTGGTGTGGTGGGGACATCAATGGGCGTGGCGCCTGTCAAAAACCGTTATGGTAGAGCGGACGCAGGTGGAGGACTTATGACTTGGATTGCATTCAATCCTGAGTATATGTTCGTTGAAGATATACCAGAGAATGTTTAGGAGTTATTATGGATGATGATTATCTAGAGATACATGCAAAAGAGATGGCTTATGCAGAAGTTAAGAGAGAAGTACAGAAGTTTTTACAGAAGATTAATGATGCCAAACCGACAGTTAGGGACGATTATACGCAGGGCGTATGCGACGGACTTGACTGGGCGACGAGAATACTAGAGAAGGATAAGAGCGCATACTAATGGCTAACCCTAATGGACGTAAAGGTGCACAGTTCGAGACCGATGTAATGCGTTGGCTTCGTGATAACAATGCTGTAGCTGAGCGTCTTACTAAGGCTGGTGCCAAAGATGAGGGCGACTTGTATGTATTCCTTCAAGGTAAGACATACATTATGGAGTTAAAGAATCGTAAGAAGCTAGACTTACCTGCCTTCTGGGACGAGGCGCAGGTTGAGGCAAAGAACTACGCGAAGGCAAGAGGGTTGGGTACGGAACCTTCTGCCTTCGTTGTAGTCAAGCGTCGTAACCATAGCGTAAAGAACGCTTGGGTTATACAGGACTTAGAGCAATGGATGAGAGAGAGACATGAATGACTTACCAAGTATTAGAGATGTGCTTATCCACTACGGTGCAGACATACGACGCAACCACGGGCAAACGAATTTGCGATGTCCGTTCCACGGAGATACGCACCAATCAGGCACAGCAAACTTGGACACCAATGTCTTCATCTGCTTTGCATGCGGAGTTCAAGGAAATAGTTTACAAATCATTTCTCAAAGAGAAGGAATTAGTGTAAGAGATGCAAAAGACTTTGCAGAAAGAATTGTTGGAACGAGCAGCGGAGAAGTACGCGGCAAACATTTATCAGGCAGAAGGCTACCTAAAAAGCAGGGGCATTCCAATAGAGATAGCACGGCTGGCGCGATTAGGCGTAGTCGTAGAGGCTGAGGTTGGACATGAAGCATACCAAGGAAGGTTAAGCATACCATATGTTACTAAGACTGGCGTTGTGGATTTACGGTTTCGTTCGCTCAATCCTGCGGTGGAGCCTAAGTATATGGGACTCACTGGAGCTGAAACTAAAATGTATAATGTTCTTGACATTGAGCGTGCAAGTAATTACATTGGTATATGTGAAGGCGAGTTGGATACTATTACTCTTAGTTCCTGTGTCGGTATTCCTTGTGTTGGTGTTCCAGGCGCGAATAGTTGGAAGAAACATTACACGAGACTCCTTGCCGATTTCGAAAGAGTCTTTGTCTTCGCGGATGGGGACCAACCAGGTAAAGAGTTTGCCAACTCACTTGCAAGAGAACTACCAGTTACTGTCGTCCAATTCCCCGACGGAGAAGATGCTAACTCGTTCTATATTTCAAACGGGGCGCAATCAATCCTCAAGAGGGCAGGATTAGTTAATGATTGAGTTTCGTCATGGTGATAAGTATAAGTGCCCTGAGTGTGGTGAGATATTAGATGATGCTTTTGATGTGGTTGAACACATGCTTGAAGATGGAGAAGAGTTCAACCCTTCAATGATAATGCCAGGTGGTTTCCGTTTACTACTTGGTAGTCTATTGCGTGGGCTATACGATAACAAAGATGATGCTGAGTATATCAGCCAGATAACACAGTCAGCATACATAACTTTATTCACGGCAGAGTATTACCCTGAGATGATTGGGGAAACTGTTGAGGATATTATAGTAGAAAGCGTAATGGAAAACTTCGATGGAGAACTCAGTAAACTATTCAAAGATAGAGAGTGATGAGATATGGCAGATTATAGAACACCTAGCTGGTCTGGGTTACCAAATAACTGGGACAAACAAAGACAAGGATATCCTGACGGTGACCCTAAGCGTCCCACTATTAACAAAGAAGAACTTGTACGATACCCCACGCAGTTCGAAGAAGATGTAAGGATTGTATATGATGAGTTGATGTCGGTGCTGATTAAGAAGCACAAGGATTATGGTGCCAAGAATATTGCTGACGCCCCTGGCGGTGCGCTCAATGGACTTCGTGTTCGTATCCATGATAAGACTGCTCGTATCAATAACTTACTAGACTTCCAACGGAAGGCTGAGTATGAATCCCTTGAGGATTCGTTCAAGGACTTAGCTAACTATGCCATCATAGCACTACTAGTACTCAGAGATAAGTGGGATAAGTAAATGGTAAAGAACTCTTCGTTTGATTTAGACTTTGGATATGGTCGTAAGGGTGAGCAATTGGTCGAGGAGTTACTTACTGGTGGGCGCACAGTAGAAGTCAAGCGCGACAGGAAGTGGTGGATTACCAACAACTTATACATTGAAGTTGAGTGTTGGTTTAATAAGTCTAAAGCATGGGAGCCATCAGGTTTATCGGTGACCGAGGCTGCGTACTGGGCATTCGTGCTGGAGCAATCAACTGTTATCGTGCCAACACATATCCTAAAGAAGGGCATAGCTGAACTTGGTAGGGAAATCTCCTGCGAAGTACCACCTAATAAGTCTAAGGGTTATCTCATCACAGTTGAAGACTTACTCACAATGACACGCAAGTATAAGAATGAGAAAGAATAATGGACTGGAATAGAATCGAACGCTGGGAGTATGTAGTCACGGCAGTTGCTAGTGAGTACGCTAAGAAGTTTACTATCTGTGAGTACGAAGATATCAAGCAAGCACTATACCAATGGTTTGCTGAGCACCCTAACAAGCTGGATACTTGGGAAGCAATCGGTGAGAAGGATGCTAAGAATCTAATCTATCGTAGTCTAAGGAATGAAGCGTTGGATTATTGTCAGAGATGGAAAGCCAAGACAGTTGGCTATGATGTAAGTGATTTATATTATTATGAACCAGGATTAGTAGAGGTTCTATTGCCTACTGTGTTGATGGGCAACTTTCATATCGCGCCTAAATTAAATCTTAGTGGTGCAGGTGGCAGACCTTCAGCACCAGCGGAGGGTGGCAACATACAAGTAATGTTACTTGAAGTTGACTCAGCATATTGGAAGTTATCTAAAGAGGATAGAAAGATATTATTCTTCCGACATGCCGAGTCACTAGACTTCAAGGAGATAGCCAACTTTCTATCTCTGGGCACGGAGGACGCAGCGAGAATGCGTCACAAGCGTGCTATAAAAAGACTCATCAATAAACTTGGTGGGCGTAAGCCTTACCTTGATGAGGACTTAGATAAACCAGATAGCAATGAAGGTGATGAGAGCAACAGTAGTGAGTATGGAATTGATGTCAGCGCCACCGAGGAAAGCACAGGTGGAGAGGAATAACATCGAAGTCCAATACTTCACCAAGACTCGCTCTCATCAAAGCCAATAGCGTCGCCGTTGCTCATGAGAGCATCGACATATTCATCTTCACTTGCGAACTCAGGATACCATTCAAGTATCTGAGCACCGATAGATATATCTAAGTCTGCTACATACATATCCACACCAGCACTATGGTCTGTGTAATTCTCAAACCCTAACTTCAATAGGGATAAGTCATACTGGAACACACCATCGGGGGTTACTGCTATGAATAGTGGGGTAGATTCTGAGTCGTCCGCGCTAGATAGAATGGCGAGGTAATCATCTTTAGTAATCACAACTCCACCCTCAGGGTAGGCTCGTACAAATCCATAGAGTTTATCAGAGTCACTACTAATGACCGAGTAATCTTCCA